ATATCCCGTTTCAAGTCTTTTTATTGAAGATGTAAATGATGTTGGATCTGTATAACCATTTGGTCCGTAAATTGGATTTCCATCTTTAGCCCAACCAATTATTCTTGAATGATTTGTATCTGGATTTGGATCATTAAATTCTGATCCCTCTCTGGTAGAAAAATAACCATTAACTCCATAGGTTAAAGCATTTTTTTCTTTATTCTCCAGATAAAAATCTCCAGGATATCTATAGAAATCATTAACTGTTAAAGGTCTTATAGTTGGTATAATAACAGCACCTTGACCAGGTGTAGTTATGACAATAGAAGTTGAATCGTCATACCCAGTACCACTGTTTATAACAATAACACTGTCTATCTGACCGTCAACAACAACGGCTCTTAGAACACACCCTATACCTTTACCAACAACTTCTAAGTCTACTGAAGAACTATAATTTTCACCTTTATTTTGAACTTGAACTGATAAAACTTTATTACCAACCACTAATGGTTTTAATTGTGCTCCACTTCCTGTTTTAATTGATACCGTTGGTTTGATGTTTAAATTTAAAGCAGTTGATCCATATTCGGTTCCTTTTTCATAAAGATATGCATCAATAACCTTTCCTCTAACTTTTGGAGTTAAAGTTATTGATGAAACTATTCCAGTATACTCTGCAACAACTTCAACTGAGATTGGTGGATACGAAAAAGTCTGATATCCTTGTCCAGATGAAGATATAGTTATATTTTTTCTCTTCTTATAATTTTGTTTTGATAATTCGTTTTCATCATCATTTTTTTGTCCACCATCTGCAAGTTGGAAAGAATTATCATTTAGTTTTAATACATAATATTTTTTGGAAGTATCTAATCCTACTATACCAGTATCATTGTATGAATAATTTAACAAATCACCGTCAGTAAATCCATGATTTTCAAATACAAAAGTGTCACCAGCAGTATGAATTCCTGATGGTGATATATTTAATACTCTATTGGTATAATTTTCACCTGGATTTACAACTCTAACATATGAGAGTACATTGATTGGATCAAATACTCTAAATTTGTGAGTTCCATAGTTGTTAATTGTCGTTAAACCGACAGTATTAATACCACTATTTAAATCCGAAATTGTATTATAGAGTCTAATACTATTTGAATTAATAACTTCTGGATAGTAAATTCCACCATCAACTAATGTTCCTCCACTATCTAAATTGGATCCATTGAAAGGTCCAATACCAATACCCAAATTTTCATTAGTATTGTAAACTATTTTTTCTCCACTAGTCAATCCATGGCTAGTATTAAAAATAAAACTATCATTATCAGGATCGATTGATCCACCAAATTCAATACCTGCAGCATTGAAATTTATTGTTCTATATTGTTTTTTGGTAATAGGTTCAAAGACAGCATTTTTACCATTTCCACCTTTGGCATAAATTGTAATTATTCTAGATACACCAAACTGTTGTGGATCAACAAAAACATCTTCAAAAGATCCACTAACAACCAAATTCATTTTTGCTGTAGTTCCAACTCCAACACTATAGTTTGGAGAACTTATTTCAGCATCTGGTGGATTAATAACATCATATCCAAATCCTTGATTTGATATATTTAATGAATCTAACGGCCCAAAAAATACTTTGTCATCAGATTTATAGTTAATAATGTCAACACCATTCGCCAAAACTCCAATTACACCACTTTCTGTTTCATATTCTTTTTCAGATAAACTAAATGTTCTTTCTAATGGAATTTTTTTAAGTGAGTTTGCTGGTTCAATAATTTGACTAGCATGTTGTTCTAAAACAAAGGTATGTGTTCCCAATTCAGTATTCTTATCAAACTTTAAAAAATCTGAAACTGGTAAAAATGAAAGTGCCGAATAAAGTCTTATTTTATTCTTTGGTTCCAAAACTTCAACATAAAATATATCAAAATTTGGCAATTCTGATATAGAATTTTCCGTAGTATAAAAATACTTTACAGCATCTCCAGTTAAAAATGGAACCTCATTTTCAAATGACAAAATTGTATATTTTTGTGCACTAAATCCATCAAAAAACTGATCTGCATCTAAAGATGATGTGATTGTCTTACTAACTTTTTTAACATCTAATGTTATATCTCTAGTTGGTAAAGAATTTGATGCAATGTATAAATCGTCTTCATAACTATATGCATTTTGAACATCAGATAAGACATTTTCATGTTTTACCTGAACTTTTGTACTATTCGCAAAGTTTAAATTTCTTCTTATTGCAATATTTTGTTGTGGTAAAATACCAGTAATCGGAGTATCTATAGTTACAGTTCTTCCAACTATAGAATTTACTTGCACATCGTTTAAAATTGCAGTTTCAGTATCCTTTAAAAGAATGTCAACAATTTCATTCTCATTTAAACTATTTTTATCAGGTTCTTCGTGAAGAACTAATTCAGCACTTCCAATATTAAAGTTTAAAATATCATAACTTGTTTTTACATTATACTTTAATGCTCCAAAAGAATATTCTTTTATAGATCTATCTACTATGTCATTTCTAACATCATCACCGAGTTCACCAAGTTCAACAATATCGGTATTAGACAATAAAGTAAAATCATCAATACCATCAATTGAGACAAGAGAACCTATAACAATAAAATCAATTCGTTTTGAAGAATCTCCATCTTCAAAACCATATACAGTAGAATCTTTTTGATAAACATTTTTATTTGATGAAATATTTTCTACTACATTAGTACAATTGTAAAATTGATTAACACTCTTATCTGTATATGATACCTCATTACCTTCGATTACAATTGTTCCAGATTTTGGAAATCCTACTGTTGAATCTACAGTTATAGTTGTATCACCGACATTAATAGGTTCTAATGATTTTGTTTTTGGTGTAATTCTAAAATTACCATCAATTAAATCATCATCACCATAACCATAAAATAGATGAATTTTATAAACTGTTTTATTGTTTTTTGTAGAAATATCTACTTTTGATACTGGTCCAGAAAAAGATCCATCAAAACTTTTTATTTGCTGCCCAACCAATTTAAATGGATTACCACCAGTAGTTATTAAATCACAAACAACGATTTTTCTACGAAGGTATTCAGCATCTGATGGTTTTATTAAATAATCTTCTGGATTTATAATTTTTGGATTGATATCATATAATATTTTAAATAATATCTTGATAGATTCTTCAGTTCCCTTTGACTGATAGAATGATTTTACATTGGATATAAAAGTATTTGTATTTAATTCATTTGTAAAATCAAACTCTTCAAATCCAGGAGCATAAATTTGTTTTAACTTTTTAAAAAAGTTTTCTAAAAATAGTAAGTTTAAGTTTTTAACTGATGACCCTGCAGTGTGTGCTGCTGAACTTGTTGAAGAAAATACTAATTCTTCTGGATTGTCAATAGACTCTAAACTAGTTATTCCTGAAAATCCGCGTACACATCCAGTCAGACTATTCCCATTAATACCAGTATATGTGATTACTTCATCATCAATTTGCAATAATCCGTAAGATTTTGGAAATCCTCTAGTTGTTGACAGCGTAATAATATCATCAGAAGATGTTATGTCCGATGATATTGTGATATTATTATCGTATAACTTCTCATTTAAGTAATGAAAACTTAAATATTGATCTAAGTTTTCAACAATATCTACTGGACCACCTTCAAATTCTTGTGAAATGTAATATTGCTTCAAAAACTCAGAAAATTTTGGATTTTGATCCAAAATAAATTCTGGTATTTGATTACTGACAATTTCGTTTATTTTAATTCTACTTTCAAAATTTGTCGATATCATATTACCTCGTTATTTTACCGTTTGAATAACTTGAAGATATTGGAAAATCAACTCCAGATACTTGTTCGCCAGAAACAATACTATCTCTTAGCATATTTATGCTATTTGCAGGAGTGTTAATATCAAAAATAACATAAAGATCTTTCAGTCCTATAACATCATTAGACTCTGGATATGCTTGAATTTCAACGACTCCATTTGCACTTTGAGTTGATGTTATTTTTAAAGTATTAATTAGTATTTCACCTTTTTTATAATCAACTGTCCCAACAGACTTTTTAACAATTTCAAATGTATCCAATTGTTCTAATGGTTTTACAATTGCTAATTGACCTATATCCCCTGAACCAGCAACATCAACAAAGAAACATGTGCTAGTTTCACCTTCAACAGTAAATCCTGTACTCTTTATATTATACTTACCAATTTCTTTATGAAACTCATTACCAAAACATAATTCATATTGTGCAAAGTTATTCAATGCACAATTCAAATTTCTCCTCATCTTAACTTTAGTTATGTTTGAAGTAATTGCATTATCAACATTATCAATCAATTGAACTGCTTTACTATATCTAAATCTTCCAGAAGAACTAGCAGATTGTATAGACTTTCCATATTTGTCAAGAGATGTTATAATTTTTTCCTTTATGGAATTTGGATTTGAAACTCTATTTGGATTATAGTAAACTGAAGTATCAATCTCAACATAGAGAACCTTCAAATCTGTAATATGGTGATTAATTCCTATAACACCATATTTTTTTATTTTTTTAAGTATATCTTGTTTAGTAAAGTCTGATAGTCTATAAGAATCTTTTGGTTTTATACTTATAAAGACATTACCAAATTGTGGCGGAGATAAAACTTCACCACCAATAACAGTAACTGCTTCCGTATTTGGATAAACATACTTAATTATAGATTCATAATCTACAGATGTTACTGCTCTATATTGAGAAGAATATAATCTTGGAGCAAAATATTTAATTGAATCTAGACTCTCAATTTCTTCACCACCAGAGGCATTTGCACTAGTTGTAACTGAAATTGGTGTAAATGGTGTTATTAACTGATCTAAATTATTTGCTAAAACACCAGCAAATGTAAATAATGATGCGCCATTACCATCAATACCATCAGTTACAATATAACTTATTTCTACATTACTACCATTATCTAATTTTTTACCTAAAATACCATCACCAAATACTACTTCATATCTACTATTCTCAATTTCTTGTATTAAAAATATTCTAGAATCTTTATCAATTTCAACAATATTATCTACTACATTATATGCAATATTATCAACTGTAACTCTTATTGTACTAGTATCAATATTAGGATTATCTAAGATAAATTTTTGTGTTTCTTGTACAATATTAGGAAAGGATCTCTTAACTACCGTTCCTTGAAATATATCAATATCTGTAAAAGATGCTGTTGATTCACCTTGGGGTACTGTTGCAACTAGATTATCTGGAATTGAAAACGTATATGAGGTATTTTCTGCTGCCCCAACACATACTAATCCAGATTTTAAAACAACTTGAGTTGGTGATGTTACATCTGATTCAAAATCAACATCAAATGATATTGTTGCTTTTGCTGCTGTTTTTGATCTAGGAACGTAACCAACGTTTCTTGCTAATGAAACAACATTTTCTCTAACTGTTGCTGAATCTAAAAAAGATTCATTAGCAATCATATTAGCATTAAATGCTGTGATGTATGTATTATATGCTAATACATCAACTAGTATGGATAGATTAGATCCTTCAAAATCAAAATCTGTAAAATTAGAATTTGATCTTAAGTAATCTTTTAGTGAGACCTTTATTTGGTCGAAATCTAGATTTGCAAACTTTGTAAAAGGCATTTTTTTATCTTGTTGCCTCTAAAAGGTATGAGAATTGTTGTTCTTCTGTTTGACCAACAATAGTAAAATATACATTTATTTCAAATGCATTATTATCTGGTTCTGGTTTCACGTCAACTTGCGTATCTTCAACTCTGGGTTCATAATTTGAGATAGCAACCTTAATATATTCTTGTAATAATGCAGCAGTACCAAAATCAATAAATTCAAACAATGTTGGTTTAACATCTGAACCGAATGAAAGATTAAAAAACCTCTCATTCGGAACAGTTTGTATGATGTTTTTTATTGATCGTTTGATCGCAGTTTCATTCAACAGCACAGAAATATCTTTTGTAACTGGATGCATATCAAAAGATAAATCAATATCTTTAAATGTTGTTGATATTCGTTCTGTTGGCATTAACCTGTTAGATCACACGCTTTTTTTTATTTATATCACTCTTCAAGTAAATTTTCTTTTTTGATTGTTGCATTATCATGCATTACTTCTTGAATACAGTATTCTTCAGCACAATCACTAGTTTTGTGTGGTTTACACCAATAATCTGTAATCAAACTGTTTGTTCCCCACATTTGGTACATGTAGTCTTTGTCTCTGTCTACGGGTGAATTTCCCATTTTTCTCCTGTTTTTTGTAAAAAAGGAACTTTTTGAGGGGTTACTATCCCTATTTGATATTTATTGTGGGTCTAGAGGGCGTCCATCTTGAGATTTGTACATTTCTTCAGGTTTTTCTTCTTGTTTTTCACGCTCTTTTGCCGTTTTCCAGAAATATTCGTCCTCACGCCCCATTCCAAGGCGATCAAAACCATTTTCAACACTATAATATTGCGTTGAAACCTTAAAATCAGGCATTTTAGGGTTTACTGGAGTCAGACTATTGTCAAAAATACGCAATCTGTTGTTGGGATACAGTGCATACTGCCCATTTTCAAGTTCAATGAGGTTGTGTGACTTGTGTTCGGCAGGATTTTCACTCGTTGCCCAGTCAACATAGTCTGGATCATGGTGATAATTATCAATTGTACACACATAAGTGCCTTTTATGATGCCATGATCACGTGTATAGCACTCAAAATCCATAGAACCAATGAATTTTTTATCAACTGATACTACTCCATAATCCATGCAGTTCCAAAACTGTAGGTTTGGGAGGGACATATCAGGAGAAGGTGTTTCAGGATCCGAGACAAAGGCGCTGATAGGCAATTTGTCGTACATTGCGGCATATTCTGGTAAATATGTCTCAAAATAAAAAGCACGCCCAGGAATCGATTTAACCGAAACCCAGACGCCCTTTACAAATTCGCCATGTCCACTTTGATGATCTGTTAGATATTCTTTTCTAACCCATACTTCCATCGATGGAAGATTAGCAATCAAACATGCCATTGAATAGTTACAAAACTATAAGTATGTATCAACGACCTTGACCGCGATAACGTTTACGTGCTTTATTACGAGACGTAGCGGCATATTTTGTATGCTGCCCACTCCCTTG